TGATGACAAGGATGGTAACTATAAAACTGTAGATAAAAAACCAGCTTCAAAGATAATGTTTAACAGCATTTCTGAAGCAAGAGAATTTGTCACCAAATATAAAGATATACAAAATTTCAACTATTACGGGTTGGAGAATTTTCAGTATTTGTATATCTATGATAATTATTCTGGTGATGTGCAATATGATCCATCAAAGATGTCTGTTGTATCTCTTGATATTGAATGTATTGCTGATCAAGGATTTCCAGATATACAACTAGCAGATAAAGAAATAACTGCCATCACCATCAGAAAGAATAAATTGAATTTGGTGTTTGGGTGTGGTGAGTTTGTAACTGATGATCCCAACACAAAATACTTTAGATGTAAAGATGAGAAAGAACTTCTTTATAAGTTTGTTGATATTTGGAATCGTCCTTTTATCAAACCAGATATTATCACTGGTTGGAACATAGAGTTTTTTGATATTCCATATCTAGTAAACCGTATTCGTAATATTTGTGGTGAAGACCTTGCAAGAAATTTGTCTCCTTGGAGAATGATTAATGAAGGTAAGGTTCATTACAAAGGCAAAGAGAATCAGAATTTTGTTCTGATGGGAATATCAACACTTGATTATTACCAGTTATATCGTAAGTTTACTTTTGGTAATCAAGAGAGTTATAAACTTGACTATATTGCATCAGTAGAACTTGGTGAGAAGAAAATTGATTATTCTGAATATGGTTCTTTGTTAGAATTGTATAAGAATAACTTCCAAAAGTTTATTGAATACAATATTCACGATGTTGTTCTTGTTGATAGATTGGAAGAAAAACTTAAGTTTATTGAACAAGTAATGGCACTTGCATATGATGCAAAAGTAAACTTTGTTGATACTCTTACAACAGTTCGTCCTTGGGATGTTATTATTCACAACTACCTATTGGATAGAAAAACAGTTGTACCTAAACTTGTTATAAAAGATAATAATGAAAGTTTGGTTGGTGGTTTTGTGAAAGATCCAAAAGTTGGTATGAGTGAATGGGTTGTATCTTTTGATTTAAATTCACTCTATCCACATTTGATTATGCAGTATAATATTTCACCAGAGAAGTTTGTGAAGAAAGTTCCTATGTGGCATAACACAGATGAACTTATTTCAAAGAAACCAATTGATTATGAACCTGGATATATCTATTCAGGTAATGGTTGTGTTTATAAAAATGATTATCAAGGATTTCTTCCTGCATTGATGGAAAAAATGTATAATGATAGATCTGAATATAAAAAGAAAATGATTGAACTAAAGAAAAAGTTTGAGGAAACAAAAGATGCTGCAACTGGTATGCAAATTGCCAAATATCATAATATGCAAATGGCAAAAAAGATTCAGTTAAACTCTGCTTACGGTGCATTAGGAAATAAATATTTTCGTTGGTTTAATTTTGATCTAGCAGAATCTATTACTAAGTCTGGACAACTTTCTATTCGTTGGATTGAAAAACGAATGAATGAATTTATGAATAAAATGTTAAAGACTGATAATGTTGACTATGTTATAGCATCTGATACAGACTCAATCTATATTGAAATGAAAGAACTTGTAAAACGAATTGATGTAAATGATGATGTCAAGATTGTGTCAGCAATAGATCAATTTTGTGAGCAGAAGATTCAACCATATCTTGACAAATGTTATCAAGAACTTGCTGATTATATGAATGTATATCAGCAGAAGATGTTTATGAAACGTGAAACTATTGCTAATAAAGGCATTTGGAAAGCAAAGAAGATGTATATTCTAAATGCTTGGAATGTTGAAGGTGTTCAATATGATTCACCTAAGTTAAAAATGCAGGGTATTGAAGCAGTTCGTTCATCAACACCACAGGTTTGTAGAGAATATATTCGCAAAGCACTTGAGATTATTATGAATGAAAGCGAAATATCTTTACAAAACTATATCTCACAAATAAGAGAAGAGTATAAAAATCTTCCATTTGACGATATTGCTTTTCCTCGTGGAGCAAATAATGTTGACAAATATTATGATAGAAGTAACATATATGTGAAAGGAACACCCATTCACATTAAAGCATCTTTGTTGTATAATAATTTGCTGAAAAAGTATGGATTGAGAAATCTACAACCAATAATGAGTGGTGATAAAATTAAGTATTGTTATTTAAAACTACCAAATAAAATACAAGACACCGTAATTTCTAACCTAGATAGTTTGCCTGATGAATTGGGATTGAACCAATATATTGATTATGAAAAACAGTTCGATAAATCTTTCATAGAACCACTAAAATCTATTACAAGTATTATTAGGTGGGATTATGAGAAGAAATTAACATTGGAGGATTTTTTTAATGTCTGATGAAGATATCTATGATTTCGGTTTCAGTTTAATGTCTGAGGATGAAATCAAAATAGAAGAAGAGAAACTTAAAAAAGTAGTTGAGAATGAATCGCATAAACTGAATAAAGTAAGAGAAATGATTATGCCGCTTCTCAAAAATTTAATGAAAGAACCACAAAAGGAATATATTTATTGGCCTGATAGAAAAGAAAGAGTAGAACTTTTTATAAAAGAATTAGATAAGTTTATAGATTCACATTGACTGGAGAAAGATATGAGTTTAAAAGACAGGTTGATAAAAAATTCAACTATTGATTACACATCTACCCTTACAGAAAGTAAGATTTACACTAAAAAAGATATGATTCAAACCTCAGTGCCTATGATTAATGTGGCACTTGGTGGTTCTATTGATGGTGGTTTAACTCCTGGTTTAACAATGTTAGCTGGGCCGTCGAAACATTTCAAGACTGGGTTTTCTTTGTTATTAGCATCTGCTTTTCTAAAAAAGTATGAGGATGGTGTTGTTTTATTTTATGATTCAGAGTTTGGAACACCGCAATCATACTTTGAAACATTTGGTATCGATTTGGATTCAGTAATCCATACACCAATCACAGATGTTGAAGAACTAAAACATGATATTATGAAACAGATGAAGGATATTGAACGAGGGGATAAGGTTTTTATCCTTGTAGATTCAATTGGCAATCTTGCTTCAAAGAAAGAAGTTGAAGACGCTCTAGATGGTAAATCTGTTGCTGATATGACAAGAGCAAAACAATTAAAATCTTTGTTTCGTATGGTAACACCACATCTATCATTGAAAGATATTCCAATGGCAGTTGTCAATCATACTTATAAAGAAATTGGAATGTTTCCAAAAGATATCGTTGGTGGTGGTACAGGAAGTTATTATTCAGCAGACAATATTTGGATTCTTGGAAGACAACAAGATAAAGATGGTTCTGAGATAGCAGGTTATCATTTCATTATCAATATTGAAAAATCTCGTTATGTAAAAGAAAAGAGTAAAATTCCCATTACTATTTCTTGGGAAGGTGGTATTAATAAATGGTCAGGTTTGTTTGATGTTGCACTTGAAGGAGAATATATTGTAAAACCAAAGAATGGATGGTATGCTCTTGTAGATAGAGAAACTGGAGAAATTCAGGAACCTAATATGAGAGCAAAAGATATTGTGAATAATAAAGAACTTTGGATGAAAATGTTCAAAGAGACAGATTTTTCACAATATATTGAGAAGAAATATAAAGTTGGTTTTTCTAATATTATAGAGGAAGATGAAGTAGAATGAGCATAGAAAGAGTTATTTTTGATAACTTAATCTTTTGATAAAATGAAAGAATAAATGGAAAAGACATGAATATTGATAACATTTTCGTGAACATTTTGGCTCATGATGAACTGAATGTTGATAATACTAATATACTTGATTTTTGTGAAAAACTGCCAAATAATGATTCTGGAAGACAGGTCTCAAATGAAGGCGGATATCAAAGTAATATTTTTGATATGTCAACAACCGAATCTTTACTCGAACTACATAAAAAAATTACAGAACAGGTAAATTGGTTACATGATTATATGGGATTAAAAACTTCACTCAAGAAAACCGTAGACCAATGTTGGGTAAATATAAATCCTCCTGGAACTCACAATTCGATGCATACTCATAGTGGAGGTGTATTTACAGGAATCTATTATGTTAAGGTTCCAGAGCACTCAGGCAATCTTCAAATGATTACACCAATTGCACCTTTCGATTTCGTGATGAAAGGCGAATATATTGATGTTCCAAACCAATTCAACAATTCTAACATCTTGGTTCAACCGAAAGAGAAACATTTATACATTTTTCCTTGTTGGATTGCCCATCAAGTTCAAACTAATCTGTCAAATGAAACAAGAATC